CACGTGTCGGTTTCCTTCACCCTGGGAACCGGGGGTGTCGACTATTTTCTAGGTTCGGGTTCGCCCGCTGCGAAAGCAATAGAAAATTCCTAATTCGTGATTTGAGTCGTGCGACGCACCTTACGGTGCCCTTTTATTATTAACATGAACAGAGTTTACATCCACTTCAATGATTCTACTTCTAGCGTTCTTCTGCCTTATGGTACTGCCATAGTGATTCCTGATGGTTTCGTAGCTACGTGCGCGGGCCATCCAGTGAAAGAACACGTCGTTCATTCGGAGTGTGACATTTACATCCGTCCAATAATCATCGGAGGTCGGCGCAAGAAGTCCAAAATGACCGGAAATGGGGACTACAAAAGAGCCGCGCAGGGCGCAGCGAATTACGCCCGTAATTCCTTGATGTCCAAGAAGGGTGAAGCAAACGTTCTTGCCGTTGGTAAAGCCATCGGCCAAGCTATTGGGTCCAAGATTGGCGCCGGACAAGCCGGCGGTGAAATTGGCCAAATGCTGGCTGGTAAGGCCAGAACGTTGTTGGGGCAGAAGCTCCAGCGCATCCTTGGGCGAGGGGATTACACCATCGCTGGTGACACCACTGCCGTGAATTCTTTGATTCGCGGCAAGGCGAGTGCTTACAATAGCTTTGGTGGGGATCACGCTGAGATGTCGGTTGAGTATCGAGAATATATTGGCGATTTAGTTACAGGGACCGTCACAAATGACGGTTCTTTATCGTCAAACTCGAATTTATTCACCACGTATTACAACGTCAACCCCGGGGACCCTGCTGCTTTTCCGTGGCTCTCCAACATCGCTGCTAATTATGAGGAGTATTGTATTGAAGGCTTGATTTTTGAGTACGTAAGTACCACGTCGCCATACAACTCCAATAGTGCGATGGGTGAGGTAATCGTAACATCCCAGGATAATGTTTCTGGTCCCGTTTTTACGACTCGTCAAGAGTTGTTTAACACAGAAATGTGCACCACAGCACGTTTGGATCGGAACATTATGTACGGGATTGAGTGTAAAGAGAAGCCGTATAAGTGGTATTTTGTTAACACTAATTCCGCAACTACAGACACCAATTTGCAAAATTTTGTGCGTGTGTATTTAGCGAGTTGTGTTTCTGCCACTTTTCCTTCGAATTCCGTGTTGGGGGAGATTTGGGTGACATATCGCATTCGTTTCCGTGGCCCAGTTGTCACAGCAAGCGCTAGTGCGAATATGTTGTTCATTTCTGGCAATACTGCCAACAGTCCCCCAGACACTGCCCCGTCCCTAAGTTTGTCTACACAAAAGACTTGGGCACGCGGGAGCTTTACATTTAACAACGTGCAGGGTATCCCTGCGATTAACTCACCATTGGGATTAAACCCCATTCCTGGTTCAGGTGGCGGTACTAGTGCTAACAATTGGTCTATGGACGATGCCTCGTTGTACGATACCGTGCCCTCGTTATTGCAAATTAACGCGGGTGCGTTGGCTCCGGGGCGTGTCTATTCTATCACCGTTGTTATGACGGCTGCGTACAACAGCCAGAGTGTTCCGGATGGCCCTTCCGCACCTTTGGTTGTCGTTGCCTCGCCTGATTTGTTTCCATATGGCTTTAATCTGGACACCTCACCAAGTGGTGCCTCATATAGCCCTCTTTCTTATTATCCTAACCCTGATGATGCTATCACCGGCAATAAGGTTGCTTTTACACAAGGCACCACCGGTCGGTTTTTCAATGCGTGGTTAGTGAATCAGAAGTACGGCAGCAATACAGGCGCTGGCACACAGGCTACGAATACCCTCTCTCATACATTTTTGCTACAGTATGCACCCACAGGTTCTTTCCGTACGGGTAGCGCCGTTATTGGGAATTATCCTAATTCAGCTGTTGCTGGAGGGGTCACGACTTTAACCAGTGGAACATTTTTCATTGGTTATGACCCCGTCCACACCGCCAGAGCCTATAATAGCGCCCTCGGTGTTCCAATAGCTTCGAATGCCTCTGGGAATGTTGTGAGCACCGCTGGTGTCTCCTCCGCGACTGTTAGCATTATTGAGATCGGACCATTCGACATTGCCCGTCCTGCAACTGGTTCCATACCTGTCAATTTGGGCGCCAGCAACCTCAACCCTTTCCAGCGTGGTCAAGAAACCGTGACCACGGCCATGGGATCAGGAGGTTTGCTGTAGCTGGCTTCCTCGCAGACTCACACTCCTTTCGCGCTCGGTCTTACGCGATTGGTTTCAATTTCGTTGAAAACAGAACCCGCTTGTGACGTAATCACAAACACTGTGAATTCAGTTTGAGTTGCGCAACCCCATCAATGATGGGCACTTTTTATTCACAATGGGAAAACCAAATCACAGATCCAAAGCCTATAATCAGCGCGAAGGAACTGTTGTGCCTAATCCCCGAAAGGGTAAGGCCCGTTATGAACGTGAAGAAAAGTTTAAGATGAGGGAGATAGTTAAATCTCCTCGCGACTCCAGAGACGCTGTTGTACAGCGCAGACCCAACGCCCCCCCGTATTGTTCGGTATCCAAACGGGAGGGCGCTGGTAGGAGGGTGCTTCAAACTGAGCATTATGCGCTTACCATTTTGGTTACAAGCTATTATGGGGTGCATGAAGGCAAGTTGTTGCGCGATGTACCGTTTTTGGACCTTGTTTTGTGGTACAAAATTCGGTACTCGCCTGCGAGGCACGTGAGGCCAAAGAAAAAGGACGGAGTACCAGTGCCTATTACTTATCCTTGGATCGTGCGTAATAGCATGACTGGGAAAGAGGGCACGTTATGCGTTAACCCGTTCAAATTGGTCCGTGATTTTCATCGTTATTATTTGGCTCCGCCAAATCCCAGCGCACTGCGTCAGGAGCATGTGTTGCAGGATTACGTGCGTCGAGTCAGAGATTTCAGTGTTATCGTTGAGGAATTCAACCACCGTAAGCGGAGAGAAAAGATTATTGGGTGCTTGCCCATAAGTAAAGCTAGGCCAAAAGTCGTGTCCGGCTATTTTCTCCCGGAGGTTAAGGTTTTCCATATCAGCGATATGCACCGACCTCACTGGAATCATAAAACCCCCGATGAGTGGCTTGATAACACCCATGTTGTCGCCTCTGCCTTGAATGGCAACAACGGGGAAGCCACGAACACGGATGATGTTCCTAGGTCGAAGAGGGGTAAGAATTATGGCGCTACGTCGGACATACGGTCCGACGGTAGTGGTGTTAGTGATACCCCTGTTAAGGCAGCTGGCGGGAGGCGCCGGTCTGCCGTGGACAAAACCCCTGACAAGAAGATTGTTACGGGTGTTGTGACCGTAGGGAGCGGTGGTGGTGCTGTGGCCACTCGCGTTGGTGACAAAGCTCTTGAGCATGATGAGCGCAAGCGCATGCATAAGGAGGCCAGAAACCATTTGTTCAAGCGGCCGGTTGAGGAGAAGAAAGTTGCTCCGGAACCCAGGGCCCCTGGTAAGGCAAACAAATTGATTGCGGCCAGGAGGGCTATATCCAATAGGATATCACAGGGCGAAACTTTTCCGTTAGGTCAATCATCGACCGACGTTAGTTCGCATAAAGTGGAATTCTCTTTTGGAGATTTCGGGGTCCCGACTATTTATTCGCCTAGTGGCGACGTTGTCAAACCGGTTCTCAGTGGGTGGGATGAAGATGAGCTTTTGTTTGGTAGAAGTTCCACACCGGACTTGCCTGTATTTGCTGATAGTGGAGGTGACACGCCTGGCGCGCCATTATGCACATTCGATGTGCTTGAATGGATGGCGCGCATGTGCGCAGAGTGCGCGGCGGAGGCCGAATTAGTTTACTTATCGAGCCTCGTGAACACTTCAACTTTTTGGGGAATTCCCGACAGCGACACAGACGAGTGTGCATTCGATTTCCAAATCGCCATGGATATGGCGATTGAGGAGATGTTAACGCCAGCTGATGTATCATGTTGGCGTGAGGTCCCGGACGTCGATGTTTGGCGAGACGTGCCCGATTCTTTCGATGGCATTTTCTCTGCCCTGGATTTGTGGAGCAAGTCACGGTTTTCGGAGAGAGAACTTGCCGAGGACCCGGTATGTGAATTTGATCCAAACAACTCGATGCCTCAACACGAAAGTGAGGAGGTCGTTGAGCTCTCATCTCAGCCACCCGATGATGACAAATCTGAGTCCAGCGAGTTTCCAGATACGGTTTGCACAGTGCGTATTCCCACGCTGCGCCCTAGCGCTACGTGGTATGAATTATGTGCTGATTTTGCGAATCGTACATTTTGGACGCCATGGCGCTTGCCGCACAAATACGTGAACGGCGATTTGCACTTGTTGCTCCCGCGCTCCGACGATGATGTCGGTGTTGACGGAGAAGTTTTGGAGGTTCCGACGCATTATCGTTGGGCCATCAACAACGCTCTGTTTAAAGCGGGTTTGACTGGTACGTATAGTGGGAGGATTGACACGGGCTTGGTAAATGAGTTAATTACCGAGTATCCCGCAGCCAACATCACACAATCCACGGTTAGACGCATGCAGTATACTGCTGCTTCTTGGAACCGTAGGAACCAAGGTGTGTTGGGGCAACGTGAAGTCACCAATTCCATTAATTATGCCATATCGCAAATTGTCGTTAATTCCGAGAGAGTTGAAGGGAATTTCCACGCAGGTGGGAAGACCCTGCTTTCTCGGAAATGGTGACGATTTTGGGAGGAAGTGAATAGAGCGGATGGTTTGTCATCTTTTGATCAGCCATATTCACTTACTCCCACGTTCACGCTCAAAACCGTGCCTGTGGACATCTCCCTCTTTACAGATCGCGGCTTGGACAAATGTCGCAAGTATATCGATAAAGGGTGGATGCACGAGGATTTTACACCAAACTGGGTTCATGATGAAGTGAAGTACAACAATTATCGCCGGACGGTCTTTGGCCCGACATTTGGTCCTTTTGAACAGGACATGCCGGGACCAGGGGCCAATGAGGCTCGTGTTGCTATTTCGCGATTGAACCAGTTGCGTAATCCTGATGTTCCGGGGTTTTCCAGTATGTTGCGGGAAAACCAGTCACGCTGCGGACAGAAATATCGTCATGTGTTTCATCGTTTTGGTCGTCAGCTTCATGGTACGTTGGAAGTTTTGGGGTTGTATAAGACTTATGATGAGTCTTATCCCGAGTGGCTTTATCAGCCACATGCGAAACGTAAGTTGCGCATTTCCGTATCCATGGAAGCCGCTGAGATCGGCCACGATTATTCGCACGACAAGAAGTCCGTCAGCTTCAAGCTCAAGAAGGATGAGCTATTACCCCCCGGGAAGGTTAGGGGAATCGGGGATTTGGGGTCTTTGCGCACTAATGCGTCAGCGCACGTGATGGGTGCAATTAAGGAGGCTTGGCGAGAGCCATTTTCTCATAAGAGTGCCGTTTTAGAGTACATTAAAGGTCCCGTTCGCGAGACACTTTCTTCTGCATTTGAGAAACTGTGTGCTGTGCCCCTTGGGCGTATGTATATGTGTTATCATTCAGACGACAGTTGTGTTTCCGGGGGGTGCAAAGATGGCACCGTGTACTTTAACGCGGACATAAAGGCTTGCGATGGTTCACATTTTGACGCCATCATAAACAGGTTGCATGTTTTGCTTTCTGTCGGCCCGGCGAAGAAGTTAAGCGTCTTCGCCCCTACGTTGGACCGAGCCTTTTCTTATTTAAAGGCACCTTTAAAGATGCGCGACCCAAATTCCCACCGGAAGGTGCAGTATCTGTATTCTTCCGCCCGTTTGTATAGTGGTTCTACGCTTACCACTATATTAAACAATTTTGCCAACTTGAGCATTGGCATATGCTTTGCCGAACGTTGTCCTCACCCAGAGGTCTTGACGAAAGCAGAGTTTATGTCACAGTTCGTGTTGGCTGCCCAAGATGCTGGCTATTGGGTTAAAGTCATTCCTTGTGAGTGTCCTGAGGAGTTACAATTCCTCAAACATTCACCATCCATCGTTTCTGGTGTTTATGAGCCATGGGTTAACCTTGGCGCATACATCAAGAACTTTGGCCATTGCCCCCAGGACGTCCCTGGGCGTGGCACCCTGAATCAACGTGCTAGCCTTTATGTTTCCGAGATCGTTCGATCTCGGGAGAATTGGGGCAATCATGAGTTCGGGGATGCTTTCCAACATTTGGTCCTCGCGAGACGTGGGATAACGGACAGTGCTGCGTACCGTGGTGCTGTGATTGAAAAATCTATTGGTGTTTGCCAAGCCCGTGTCCCATTGGAGAGCCTTGCCCGTCGCTACGGGTGCAGAGTGGACGAACTCTGCGAACTGTGTGAGTGCATTCGTGCATCTGGATTGAATAGCCACATCCATTTACCGGTAGTCAATTGTATTTTAACTAAAGACTACGGGTAAACACACAAGCCTCAACCGCGCCTTTGTGGTATTACGCGATATTGAGTATTTTCTTAGAAAACATGCCTCACCTCCTCGACACTGTGTATCCTTGGTAAGGATTGGGTTGGACAGTCGGGGTCTCCTGCTCGGTTATAGAGCGCTTCCGGGGGTTAATAGGAAGTTCTAC